CGGGTTGTACCAGCAGTATTTAGGCCGAGTCGCGGTCTAGGCCAAATTGCTCGGTGAGGTTTTCTGCGGCTTCGCGGATTGCCCACCGGGCTTTTGTTTGCTCCAGCTGGTGGAGTGTGTTCAAGATGAGGGCGGCTTCGAGGAGGCCACGGTAATCGCCGGAGTTGAAGCGGTCGATCAGCCACTGGTCGGTGGCGGCCTTGTGGAAGCTGGATTCGGTGGTGTGTTCGATGGGGCGCATGGTCACCTCGGACGGACTTTAAGGAACCAGCCGGTGTCGTCACCCTCAATGAGCCAACGAGGTAGCCAGTTTTTGCGGGAGTAGGCGACGCCTGCTCCGCCCTTGTGGCTGACGTAACCGCCGCTGACGAGGTTGGCCTCGCCGTAAGGGTCGTTGTGGATGAAGTGGGTGGGCGTGAAACCGACGACAACGCTCCAGTGGCCGGTGCCGGATGGGTTGCTTACCGGGCCTTTATGGAGCCAGCCGACTGGGACGGGGTGGCCGTTGCTGATTTCGTTTTCCAGGTCCTCGACCGTGCCATCCATCTCGAAGGTGGCCGGTAGTCCCAGGGCTTTGAGGGCGGCGATTTGGGCTTTGGGGTCGGTGGTGTCGCCAAAGCGGGCGCGTAGTTTGTTGTATTCGTAGTCCCCCGAAATCTTGCCGTAGTAGCGGGCCACCATCGCGCAGCTGGAGCTGAAGCACTGGCGGTAGCCGGTGGCGCCATCGTCGGGTCCCAGTTGGTATTCGTACGCAACCTTCAGGATTTTTTCTTTTGGTTTGACCAGCGGTTTAGTTCCGGCGTGCTGGGTCATCAGCTCGATCAACTTACTGGCGTAAGTCGGATCAGTTGCGTAGCCCTCTTTCACCAGCCATTGGGCGGCTTCTTCGCGGGTGCTGGCGTTGTTGCAGCCTTTGTAGTTTTTGAAGTCTTTGTACCAGTGGTCAACAAGGTAGATAACGCAGGACAGCAAATCGGGGAAGTCGATGAAGCTATCGGTGATCGTGACCCACTGGTTGTTGATGAACTCTTGGGTTTTGGTGTCGCTGCCTTCGCCTTTGAGGCCAAAAAAATTATTGCGGCCTGAGACGTGTTTGCCCCAGGCAGATTCCAATGCCCATTGGGCAGCGACAAGCTCGGGGAATTTGGCGCCGGCGACGCGGGCGGCTTCGAGCACACCCTCCCAGGTATTGGAAAAGTTGGTCTGTTTGCCGGCCACACTCCAGGTCTTGAACCAGCCTTGGTCGCGGCCGAGAATGTTGGGATTGGCCTTGTTGATGGCGTGCTCCAGCTCGGTGATGGCGGCCATCTGGTGAGGGAGGGCCTTGTAGTAACGGAACAGATCGCCTAGGCGGATCTTGTTGGTTGCCATGACAAGGCCCTCGTTTGTATTAGCGGCGCTTGGGAAATGCCAGGCGGAGTGCCTGGAGCAGCAGCTGGATCCAGCTATTGGACTTCAGCTTGCTCATGCCGATCAGTTCGCTGCCGGCGGCAACGATGATGGCAATGATGGCGATGGTCTTGTCGTCCATGCAAAATCAGTAGGTCCACTGAAGTTTAGCTGTAGTAGATAAGAAAACCAGAGCACGTAATAGTTTCTACCGCTACCGTTCCAGTAGCCACTACTGGGTATGGACCATCGCATCGAAGATGGCGAATACTTAAACAAAAAAGAGGCGAAGTTAAGGTTTAGGCAAGCAATTCTCAGTGACTGGGATAACTGCTGCGCCTACTGCGGGGATGATCTGGGGCGTGCGGCGACGCTGGATCACGTTCACCCAAAAATGAAGGGAGGTTTGACGCACCAGCAGAATTTGGTGGCGTGCTGTTTTGCCTGCAACATTGCTAAGTCTTCGGAAGATTGGATTGAGTGGTACAGGCGCCAGCCGTTTTGGACGGAGGAGCGGGAGGATCAAATTGTTTTTTGGATTACTGGGGGGCTTGTTGCTTAGGGTCCCAGCCCATGCCTTCGAGATACATCATGGCGATGTAGTGGTCCTCGGCGTAGCGGCACACGCTGTCTTTGCAGGCGCGATAGTAGATGTCGCCCGAATCACCGATGAGTTGATCCAGGGAGTAACCGCCGGCGTATTCGGTGGTGTGAATAACGGACATCAGCGGCGCAGCTCTAGTTTGATGATACGAACGTCGTGATCTTTAACAGTGTCTTCCAGTTCACCAACGCGGGTTTTGAACTGTTCTTGATTTTGGATGACGCGTTCCAGTTGTGATGGAACGGTGTAAACGAGATAGCCGATGCCGGTGATGGCACCGCCAGCGAGAAGGACGACGAGGCCGGCGGCGGCTTCTTGTTTTACGCCCCGCCAAAAACCAGTGTCAGACGGGGTTTGGGACACCGCAGGAAAATGTTCTACCTACATTTTATTAGGTAATGGACCGGCATCTGGATCGACGCCGGTCTTAATAATTGCGGCGGCACGCTTGTAAAAGTAGGAGTCAGTTTTACCGGCGGCTTCAAGAGCTACCTTTACTTTTCTCCAGTTTTCAAGCGTGCGTTGGTCCACTAAGCCTTACCTTGGCCGCGCATCTTTTTGCGACCGTGGTTAGGCAAGCTGTGCTGCCCTTGGCCTTGCCTGGTGCGCTTGGGTTTGCCGGGCTTGTGCTCAACGCGACCCAGGGCGGTTTTACTCTTGACTGCCATTGTCCTCGGTTGTTTCGGGTTCGCTGAACTCCAGCGTGTCGATCATCTCAGTCAGCTTGGTGGCTGCCATTTGTATCAGCGGACTGTCACCCGTGGCGCGGGCAGCAGCGTAGGAGTTGATGGCAGTGACGAGATCAGTTTTGGTGCAGGGCATAGGTCTGTACTTACTGGTGGACATTAAGGCTATTCGGCCCATGCGGCAGTGGCAATAGCCACCACTTTTGGGTCCTCGTCGGTCAAATCATCGCCAGGCTGCAACACATGGCGGTGATAGCTCTGGGACAGGATTTCGCCATCTTCCAGCACCCGGATGCAAGAACGCACCTGGATGCTGCCGTTTTCAAGCACTTCAATCTTGTCAATAACGGTTTCCTTGGTGAGAGCCATTAGGAACGTCCTCCAGACGTAACAGGGTTAGGCCGTAGTTTTAAGCCGTTGCGGGCTAAGGGTTAGGCAGCTTCGTAGACACCAGCGAGTCGAATTGTGGCTGCTGTATCAATCGGCAACTCTGCTTCTGCTGCACCAGTTGCATAGGTAAATAGAAGCACCACAGTGCTGTTTGTTGATGTAAAAGCTGAAATACTATTGGAGAATGTTAAGTTGCTCGGTCCCAGTGCAACGGGAGCTTGTACGTTGGCAACGTTGACGTTGGTGAAAGGTAATCCTGCCACGCGCATATTGCCAGTGCCGGTGTGGGCGCTCCACGTCAGGTAAATTTGAAAGCGGACGGTGTTGCCAATCTTTGTGTACCGCCCCACTTGTACTGAATAAGTACCAGTTCCAGCGGCAGTGGTTCCAACAATGGTTGGCGTAAAAGTGCCTTCTTCATAGTCATCCAGTTCGTTAGCCGCTGCAGTGTCACCGTTGAACGTGATGCCAGCACCAGCCAGGCGCAGTTGACCAGCAGCAGTAATCCTGACTCTTTCCGTTGCGTTGTTATAAAATTGAAAACTATCTGCGCTTCCGCCCGAAATATTGAAGCGCGTTATCCCACCGCCGTTAGCATTTACAATCTGGAACAACGCACTGTCTGACGCATCGGCGCCGATGTAATTCGTTGCACCCCCGTCTGATTGGCGGCGGAAATATACTGTTCCATTGCCGCCAGCGGCAGGAGTGCCTATATAGACAAGCCCGTCATTTGTAATTCGCATCCGCTCCGTTGAGGTGCTCGCTCCATCGGCGGTGGTGCTGAAGACCAGCCTGCCCGGCATGTCGTTGGCGCCGGGGGTGCCGTCTACAAAGCCTCTAACACTTGCAGCTTCAACAAACTCAGTTCCATCTGATCCCTGAAAACTAATCCATCCGATTTGATCATCTGCTGCAACTAATGTAGTACCACCAACCGATGCACTTCTATGCTTGCCGAACGTGAATACAGGTCCATCAACACCAGCAAATCCATACGTCAGACTTTGAAGTCTGGCGGCATTGGAGTTTGCACCTTCAACTTGGACAAGAGGTGCGAGGGTTGAGTTTGAGAAATTGGCACGCGCAGTAGACGTGCCAACTAAAAGGCGTCCCGAGCTGTCGATGCGGGCGCGTTCGGTAGGTGTTGTGTTAACAGCGGCTGCAGTGGCAAAAAACAAGCCATTGGTATCAGCGGTAATATCCGCTCTATACCTGTTTCCTGATGTAGTAGTTCTACCTAAATAAATAGAAGACGATGTGTTGTCCGCTGATGGCAGCAGCCTGACAATCGCTTCTCCTCCAATTTCTAGAATGTTGCTAGGACTTGCTGTCCCAATGCCCACGCGGCCAGAGCTGTCAACGCGGAGGCGTTCAGAGCCGCCCGTGCTAATTGCCAGAGTGTTTGCTGCAGGGAGGTAAACCCCGTTAGTGGGCGCCGTACTACTGGTAGGAATAAAGCTAGCGGCAGTGCTAGTGCCGGTGGTCGTGGTGTTCTGACTGCCAAAGTCAGGGCTGATCTTGGTGCCAGCAATCGCGGCTGATGCGTTTACATCAGCATTTACGATTACGCCGCTGCTGATTGCAGTAACACCACTACTGGTAATAGTTACATCGCCGCTAATTGCTGTAGCGGTTGGGATATTGGAAGCGTTGCCCATCAACACTGAACCAGCGGTGATGTTGGCGAGTTTGGTGTGAGCAATCGCGGCTGCTGCGTTAATGTCGCCATTGACGATCGTGCCATCAGCGATCATCGTGCTGGTAACGGTGCCCGTATCTCCACTGGTAATTACAGTGCCTGATACGTTGGGCAGGGTGATCGTACGGTCAGCAGTTGGATCAACGACTGCCAGCGTAGTTTCGTTGCCGTCAGCCGTAGAACCTTCAAACACCAGGCTGCCGGTCGTGCCGATCTCAAGCGCACCAGTAATCACACCGCCAGCTTTGGGAAGGGCGGCGTTTGCCAGGTCATATGCGGCTTTAACTGCTGTGCTCGACGCAATAGTGGTTGAGCTGGTAGTGCTGGTGCTATCGCTGACTTTTGACTGCAGACCAGCGGGAGTTACAGCGCGAGCAGTGTCGCTGCCGGTTTGGGTTTCGGCGCTGGTGGCAAGTTCCAGCAGACCTTGAACCGTGGTGCTGCCGATGGGGGTGGCGTTCACCCAAGCACTACCGTCCCAAATTTTGACGCCGTTTGGGGTCAGGCTGGTGTCAAGCCAGACTTCGCCGGTGCTATTGCCGCTGCTGCCGCCAGAAGGAACTGTGGAGTTTGGGGCGGCGGTCCCAATGTGAACGGGACCGACTTTGATGATTGTTGCGCCAGTGCTGTCTTTGAAGAACAGACCGGGGCTGGTGGTGTTGGTGTTAAGGGCGATCTGGCCGTCAGCAATAGCCGTCGTAGGACGCTTGTTAGCGGTGCTGCTACGGATGTGCTTATGGGTCGAGGCCATTCCCTTAGCTCCAGGTGGACGGGATTACCTCAGTAGTGTACCGACTTCAATATGTACCGTCGTCGTAAGTCCCATCTGTCACAAACGCTGTTGTAGCCAGTTGAGTGGTTGACGTACCTGCCGTTGCCGTGGGAGCAGTGGGCGTGCCTGTAAATGCGGGGCTGTCTAAAGGGGCAGCTCCAATAGTGTTGTAACTGACAGTAACAGCGGCGCTACCGTTAAAGGTGGATCCTGAAGCCGCACCAGCTCCACCGTTATTAAATGTCAGAGCATTTGTAGTATTTCTTGTATCACTTAACCGTGAGTCATTGCCTTGACAGGCAGTTCCGGCTGTTGTCCCATAACTAACAGCCGCTGTTACAGCTGCAGAGCCGTTGTATGAGGTGCCCGTAAGGCCGGTGCCGAGCGTGAGTGTATTGAGTGAACTTCCAAGTGCAACACCGCTAATAGTGCTATTTACCAGCATTGCGTTTGTAACCTTGCTGGCACCAATAGCTGTAACACCGCTGCTACTTATAGTTACATCGCCCGTAAGTGCTGTGGCAGTTGGTACGTTGGTGGCATTACCCATCAACACCGAACCAGCTGTAATGCTGGCAAGTTTGCTATGAGTGATTGCTGCCGATGCGCTAATGTCACCATCCACAATGGTGAGATCAGCGATCATCGTGCTAGTAATAGTACCTGTATCGCCTGTGGTGATAAGTGTTCCGCTAACATCTGGCGCGGTTAGCGTGCGAGAAGCGGTAAGCGTTGTTGGAACAATCTCTACAGTTAAAGAGGTAGTGCCGCCAGCACGTCCACGGAATAGCAGTCCATCTTGTGTGGCTGCTCGACGAAAAATTTGTCCGGTACTGTTAGTGAATGTATTGGCGCCAGTGAACGCATTATTTCCTGAAAATGTTGGTGCATCAGTAATGCCGTAACCACTTACAGTTGTAGGCTTACCGGTTATTGAACTAAAGTCGGGTGCAAGTGATCTCCAAGCTGTGTAATAGTTTGGTGCGCCAACTTTTGTTAATACTTGACCTACAGTACCTCCAATCGGTACTGCATCACCGCTATAAACAAAGGTTGTTTCTGACATATTCAGTAAGTGCCATCGTCAACAACACCGATTGACATTGCGCCAGTGCTGTTATCGACAAGCACTTCGGTAGATTCAAGTACAACGCCAATTTGCGAGGTAGTAGCAATTTGAGCCCGCCCCCACAGAAGTACGAGTGCGTCTCGCACATCGGACACGGCGGTCATGTCTGGCGTGAAGTAGGTGCCATCGCACAGCACGTCATAGTCATTGACGGTGCCGCTAGCGCCAGAGACAACGGCTACTTTTGTCCAGTTACTACCTGTCCCTTGGCTAAGTACCCAGTCACCAACAGACAAAGATACGGCTGGAGCAGGAGTCACACCGGTGCCAGTGGTGGTAACAATCAGATACACACCATTGTTTTGAGTGTTAGGGCTGGTCAATGCTTGACCGACTACCAACCCTGCTTCAGTGCCGTATTCATTCAGTGATACAACAGTGTTGGTACTGGCGTTGTATGTACCACCAAAACGCAGGTTTAGCTGAGATGCACTGCCATAGCCGACAAGCAGCCAATAACCGTTGGGAGTCGGGCTAACTGTGCCGACCCAGATATAAGCCGAACGATCCGAGGGGTTGACCCACCATTGACCAGCGAACTCAGGAGCGGGGGCTGTCTCGCTGACTTGGGCGATACCGTAGTCAGCAAGCTGAGATGCGGTGACACTGTTAGCAGCTAGACGGGTGGAGTCGAATGTGCCAGTGATAATTTTGCTGGCATCAATTCCTGGAATGTCGGTTGCCGTTAAAACATCGCCCGTAATGACATGTCCGGCAGCATCAACTGTCAGTTTGGTATAAGTGCCAGCAACAACGCCGCTGTCATCGTGGGTAATTGCACCAGCAACGCTGATGCTTAGCGCGTCTGTGCCAGGAACTGAAACTGCGCCGGGGGTTGACGTTGTGCCAACAGGTAGATCGGCAGAAACAAGTGGGGTGGTAGCGGTGATGTGGCCGGTGGCATTAAAAGTAATACCCGCACTGGTTCCAGCGGCGATGCTGTCTTCGTGGTCGAGAGTGCCGGTTACATCAACATCCAGGCCCGTACCAGGCTTAACTCCACCGATAGCACTGATCGTAGCAACTGGCAAATCGCTAGATACCAGTGGGGTTACGCCAGTAACGTGACCTGTATCGTTAAACGTAATGCCGTTAAAAGTTTGAGCTGTTACAGAAGCGGTGTGAGTAACTGCACCAGCAACGTCAACACTCAATCCAGACGTAGAGGGGAAACTGGCGATACCGGGTGTTGTGGTAGTCGCAATATCTGCTTCAACCGTGCCAGTGCCATCAACACTGAGCCCGTCTCCGATGATTACTCCCCCTAAAGCGGAGATGGTTGCTGCCGGAAGGTCAGTGGCAGCAATGGTTCTGGCAGTTACAGCGCCAGCAGCATTGGTTGGTCCTGCCAAAAATTGAGCGGCGCCTGACGTGGGCAAAAATCGCTCGGGATTGATTGAGGAAAGGGCTATTTTGCTGTTGGTGACAGCCCCGTCTGTAATTTTTGCGGTGGTGACGTTGCTGTCAAGAATTTTAATAGTGGTTACAGCGTCGGCAGCCAGGTCATCAGCACCAATACTGCCCGCTTCAATAGAAACTTTCGTGCCAGTGGTTTGGGAGCCTGCGACGCTGTTGGCTTCGATTTTGGCAGTTGTTACCGCGTCATCTGCCAGTTTTGGCTCGGTAACAGCGCCATCGGCAATTTTTGAAGTGGTTACGGAGTCGTTAGCGATGTCCACACCGAGGGCGGTGGACATTGCCGTAGCCAGATCCTCGACAGTGACCTTTTTTTGGTCATTGGCGCTGAGGTCCGCTAGCGGAAGGAAGTCTGTACTCTCGACATCGACTGCCGCTATTTGGTTCAGATCGACAATGATGAAGTCAGACATTACCCCTACGGTCAACAGGGCCCAGTAGCGCCAGTCTACTGGGTTAGTGCCGATAGACCCGGACTTTTAGCCGCGTGTGTCTACCTTCAGTACAACGGGACCTTTTGAGATGAACTCAAGGCGGGAACGGACTGCCTCGTCCGACTCGAAACTGATGCCTACGTTGGTCAAGACACCCGTGATCTCGTACCAGATAGAGTCGGTGGCCTGCTGAGTGGACCGGTGGGGATCAGGAGACAACAGGTATAAGCGTGCTTTGAACTCGGCGCCAATCTGTTGACGCACCAGCAACTGGTGCATGTAGACGGCTTTTTCTACGCTGGTATTTGCTATATCGGGGGGCATGTAATCAAAAAAACATTCGATTGTACCGCTTCCGCTGATTAAGGTACTGTATTGCTCCCGGAAACTATCAGACAATGTTGTAACGTCCACAGAATCGCGCTCAGTATTAAATTCATAACTACGAATCGAGCCCAAATTTTTGTATGAGCTGTTTTTAATAGTAACAGTAATGTTTTGGGGAAATCTAATGGGTTTCAGTTCTACCCGACCTGTTGTATCACCAGCGATAGCATTGTTAAAGTCGGAGTACAGATAAAGTCCTCCCATCAAATCAACATGGACAAACCAAGTGCCGATGTTGCGTGACACATTATCAACCCAGCCACTAGAAGAAATAAATTCTAGTGTTGTCGTTGACTTAATTTCGATCCTATCCCCTGAAATAAAAGTATTTTGCGGATAAGAAAAGCTAAATCTGTTGGACGTAGGATTTATATCGGAGTTCGACACACTTCCAGAAATGCTGGACGTGCCATCCGCACGCAGCAGCGATACCTGGCCTGTATTTCCAATATAAATAGCCATGTCTATAGCACCAAGGCGGTAAAACCGTCAGTCACTTTAAAATCAATACCGGCCTGCATTACTTCTCCGGTTTTACAACTCAGTGCGGCCTGCGTGATAACACAGTTAAAGTTGATAGTTTTGCTGCTGTATCGAAGGTTCATAGTAAAGATTTCAGGATCTGTACTTACAGTTCGCACTCGGAAAATTTTACTAATAAGAGTTACTGGGGCATCTAGATAATAAAAGATAGTTGCCGAACCACTAGCATCCATATTTCCTGGTACATAACTCTCATTCCGTTGTCCAAGCACGGTGGTGGACAATGCTTCAACTGTGCCCGTAATAGACCACTCTGAAACCTTAGCAATTACTTTATTGTTGTAGACAAGTGAACCGTCGCGCCCTGAGTAGTAAGACATGGCATTAGCTATAAGGGACGTTCGGTATTGATACTAGCTGAACCTGTACTGTGTGGCGCCCTCTCCTGGTTGGCGTAATCGTAGGAGCTTCTTGGTAGCGCCAGCGCACACTGGTGCTGTTAAACAGTGTTGTATATACGGAGGTGAAGCCGGCAAACAAATTGCTGGGCACGGGGAACATCCCGAAAGTGCCCTGGAGGTTGTAGTGATCGTAAATAAGTCGCATAGAGGTTTCTGTCAAATTGGAAAACGTCAGATTTAGCGTGGTGCCAGTCCGCAAAGACGTGTATCGGATCCGCGTTTCAACTCCGTTCAGAGACTTAAATTGTGTTCCAGCGTAGTCCCCTGGGTTTAGCACGCAGGCGCTTGGGGTAATCGTGGGGAAGCTCATCAGGACTGAACCTCAACAACGCCGCCTAGTAGCTCTCTCACAATAATACTCCGCAAGTCGCTGGTAACGGGGAAGTGAGTCGCACCAACTTCGATGGTGCCGTTGATATTTTCAGAGAGAGAATCTACAATATAGTATTCTCGATTAACACTGCTAGTTTGTGCATTTGTTGCACCGTAAAATTGCGTTAGTTCTAACGCAAAAATATCGCCAGGTTTTTTATCTGCAAATAGTTTAGTGCCAGTGAACTTAATCGAGTGGGTTACATATTTGCGGTAGGCTAGTAGGTAACGAGCGATGTAGGTAGCGTGGAACTCGCTTGTGCAGAACTGCGTCATGTCGAATTGCTCGTAAGGAGCGATTATCGACGTGTTGGGGTAGGAGACAACAGATGTAGTAATAGACCCGATTTGTGTGGGACTTTGTTTGCGCCAGTTCATTACGGCATTAAAAGGCAGTCGATCTTCAGCTGAAAGGTACGTTTTTGTGTAAGAGTCGGGGATAATGTTGGCCGCATTTACGTTAAAGTTTGTTCCAATGGCGGTTGTTTTGGGGTTGTCAGAGGCATCTAAAGGCAGCATGGGCTGCAAACTAATTTTGCCGTCATTGATTACTAAGTTGAGAAGAAAAAAGGGTGTGATGGTATTGATAAATTCGCGCAAATCATTGGTGACTGTTAATGCACCATTGAAGTAAAAACCCATATTGTCGGTAAACTTAGCTGCCCGAACAAAAGAGGGGCGATCAATCATTGAATCATCAATGCGATCTGTCGCTTTAAGAAGGTAGTAGATAAGGTCTGCCACATTGTCACTGGGACCATTACCACCCAACATTCGGTTATTTACCGTAAAACCTTCACGACAAAAAATAAATAGCTGACTTAAATAGTCTTTGGGGGGATTTTGGATGACAGCAGATACCGCTCCGATTGTTACATCACGGTATATACGGTCTCTTGTGGAGCCGAATATCGTGCCGGGTAGACCTGGGCGATCTGGCAGTAGTGGAGTAATTGGTTTAATGTCGATATATTCCAGTTGAGTTAGAGACAACAAAGAGGTCTCGTCGGTCCATGTAAATTGACCGTCTGAACCGTAAACACTGTTTGTCAATGAGGAAAAAACTTTGCCGGGTTTTTCTGGAGTAGATTCTGTCGTAAATGGTCGATAACACTTATTGGGATCTCCAACGTCTCCGATAATTGCAAAACGAGATCCTCCCTGATAGTCATCACTTACCCTTTTGAGATTTTCGATAAAACTGATTTCATTATTACACTCATCAGATTTATAGTAATAAGCAAATGGATCAACGCCGATCCCCCCTATGGGGTCATTTTTTAGATATACACCGTATTTAATAAGCGGCTGTCTAAACTCATCACTGCTATTTAAAGGGTAACAAGCTGTAGGTTTGTACTTAAGATTTACCATATCTCGGCCTGTATATCTGACGGGAATTGGATTAAGCATATATTCATAGTTAGCAGGTTTTGTATGCGCTATTTCTACAGTAATAGTTTCGCCATGGCGAATAAAAATAGTTCTGTTAAATATCCATTGATTTTGTGTAGTTGTTGTAGATACTTCTCTGTAATAAAAGTCATAAGTAACACCGTCAACCCATGTTTTATTAAACTCTTTTAGCGCCAGCCGGAATGTGTTGGATATATTTTCTAGAATTGATCTTTTACTATCAGCAGCAACTTCAGCTGAATCAACAGTCCATGGGAAAGGATCTGATATGCAACGCATCCCATTAAGTCCCGTGTACTGTCCATCTATTGTTGCAAAAGCATTATTATTTTTCAGAACAAATTTCGTGTATTTAATGTTTTTGCCAAGACTATTAACAACAATAAACTTGCTATCATCTAATTCCTGAGGATTGGCCGTATCTCGATTTGCCGTAACAGTATTTCCACGTTTGTCATTTGTAGATATTGAAGTTATTGTGGTGTCAGTGCGTTTGATATAGTAGCCATCTGCGATCGCTACATCGGAAAAAATACTTGGTAAACGCTCATAGGCGTATGCCCATTTGGTGTTAATGAGACTATTGCTGGCTAGTAATTTGCGTTCGCCAAAATAAACATCATTAGGCAAAATACTTTTGATGTTGCCTTCGCTAATGATGTAGCCGAGGCGAGAACTTTCGATATTGTTCTTATCGTGCGCTGCTTTGAAGACGATTGGTGCGGCCCAAACGCCGCCTCCACTGGGTACGCGCTTAGGCTTATTTGGATCGCCAGGGCTTGAAATATTTTGACGGTAAAGACCAAAAATCAATGGAACCGCTTGTCCCAACTGGACAATGCTCTGCTCACGTTCGCGGTCATCAAGAGATGTGGTTTTTTTAAGATTTAAGATGTCAAAAAATTTGGTCGTGCTAGCAGCAGGGTTGGGTGTCTGCTTAAACGGAAAGTTAAGCATCAGAATGACTGCCGTAGTGTGGAGGGAACCCCTTCGATGAGGCTAGCCGTTATTTTACGGGGTGGGGCAGTAGCTGTCGTTATGTCGATGAGGTTGATAAGTTCTACCCCCAGCACGCTTAACGTACATTCAATGGTGCCGATTCGACCGACATAAGCCGAAATAAGTGTATTACCTGTAAAGTTTTTATTTGTAATGTTTGACGGTGTAAGTTGGATAGTTTCAGCGCGTACTGTTGCTTTATTTTTTGAGAAGTCTAGTATTTGTTTTTCAAGTGAAATTGTGTAGGGTAGTTCAATCTTAAATGTGCCTACTTCCCCATCGACAGCATTGGTGAAGCTAGAGCAAGTAAAGGTTTTATACTCATAACCATCAGAAGTTATAGTGTTGTGGAAGTAGTTTTGCCATCTGACAAAAGTGGTGATCACACTAGGTCCTCTCACAACTTGCTGTGTAAAAATCAGGCGTTGGGCGTAGTCGAGAATCATTAGGCGATACCGAGTGACTTACGAACACGGGTGTTTGACCGCAGTAGCTTAAGCGTGGCTTCAACGGCTTTGTCAGTTGATACACGAAGCGATTGCACCATGTCGTCTTGGGAAACATAACGCTTGTTGTCAAGTTCCAGTACGGGGCCGGTGGTTACGCTTATCTGAGGGTTTATTGCAGTTCCGCGCACTGCACCACTTGTCGGTGCCATGCCGGAAGTAGTGCCAGTTGCAAAAGCGGCGTCGGTAGCGTTTTGTGGGATGACATCAGCGCCGCGTTTACCTGAGGCATACCGCTGCATAGCGGTTTGCATTTTATTTTCGGGAATCACAAATTCGCCTTGACCTCCCTCGCCCATTACTGCCAGGGTGGGTTTATCAATAAAACCGCCTTCGGCAAAGAAGCTGCCTGTACCAAAGTTTCCTCGGCTGCTGCCGCCGCTGGACTTGGCGCTTTGCTCCTTGGCGCGATTGTATGCCAGTTGTTCCATGGTCATTTTGCGGATGGCGTCTGCTTCTTGCATCCGGTACTCAGCCGCTTGCACCGTCAAGTTGTACTGATCCTTAAGTAGCTGGAGCATGTCATACTGTCCCTGCCACTGGAGGCGTTCTTCTTGGGTTAGCTGGCGTATCAGCATGATCTGACGCATCTGGACGTCGAACTTCTGGTACTCAAGTTGAACCTGGAGCAGTTTGATGCGGGCTTGTTCGACTTCGGCTCTAATTTGGGCGATGGTCTGGCGGTAGGTCAGTTCAACCTGTCTGACACGAAGTTGGTAAACACGTTCGGTGTCACCTTCCTGCTCGGCTCGCTGAATAAGCAGGTTGTTGATGGCTTGTTCGGCTGCGTATCGGGCATTGACGACACCAAGGGTGCTTTGGATGATCTGTTCTGCGTTTTTGAGTGATGCAGTGAGTTGCTGGCCATCAACAACCAGTTGAACAGGTGCGCGAAGTCCTTCGGCCACGCTGCTTGTGAACTCGTCCTTGATTCGCTGCACTTCTTGTTGTTGCAGCTGCAGCTTGATTTGAAGTTCTTGGTTTTCGAGGGATAGGATTTTTGCTTTCGCCTCGTTGATTTGCTGTTCGGTAAGCAGCGGGGCAGATTCAGAAAGCTGCTGTCGTGCAAGTACCAACTGCTGTTGGACGGCCAAAAGCTGGTTTGCCGACAGCAGTTCTTGGGCCCGTTGTTCCGTGATCTGACCGCTTAGTTGAGCGGTCATAACTTGGATATTCAGTTGAGCTTGAGCATTAGCTAACAGTTGATTCTGGATTGTGTATCTTTCGTTTATCGCGTCGAGCTGACGTACTTGTTCTTGCAGCTGGTACGCAATGTTTACTTCTTCTATGGCTTGTTGCTTGCGGATTTCAAGATTCGCTGCGTATTGATCTAATACTTGTTGACTGGCGTTTTTATTTTCTTCATTAAAGGCGGTTAGTTTTTGTCTATACTCTTCGTCAATGGCGTTTAATTTTTGTTTTTTATCGAGTTCGTCGTTCAGAGCTTTTTCTGCTGCGGTGCGTCCCAGGGTGCGCTGTTTTTCGAGGTTCAGGCTTTTCTGCTTGAGCAGGATTTCATCCATCAATTTGCCGTTGAGCGTTTGAGCTTGGGCATTGGCCTTTTCAAGCTCTTCGTTCGGCATCTTGAAGGCTTCGCCTAAACCTCCAAGAACGGGAATCGCTTTAACAAGATCGCCCAAAACGCTAAGCCCTTGATTAAGCCATCTAAATATCTGTGCGACTCCTTCTAAAACAAGCGCAAGGGCTACTTGAAGGGGTCCTGCCAAAATGCTAAGGAAGCCGCCCAAAGCACCAGCTGCATCGTCAAAACCTTTTTTGAGCATTGCGCCAGCATTTGCAATGTCGCTCTGTGTACCTGCGCCGACGCCTGTTTGTTTTTCGATAGCTGCTGCTACGGCTGCGCGGGCTTTATCTACTTCACCGGCCTTAATTAAGGTTTCAAGTTGAATTTGCAGTTCTTTATTTACAAACAGCACGCTGTCGCGCAAAGCGTCTACGTTTAATGTCTGGGCGGCTGCTTGTATTTCTGTGAATTTGGCTTGAATATCATCAAGTATTTGACCTACGGCACTCAAGCCGATGCTTAAAGCCATGCCGGCCATGCCGCCCATAGCGCCACCGATAAATCCGCCTGCGGCACCGCCGGCTACAGCACCAGGTCCACCGCCAAACAGTAAAGGGAAGCCGCCGCCGAGAATGGCATCGAGCACACCCGGTTTTTGCAGGCCGGTTGGAGGTTTTTTTAGTCCGCCAGGTGGGACTGCCGGGCCTTGCACACCAAAACCGGCATTGCCCATCTTGCCGGCGCTTGCATCATACGCAGCTATTTCTTGCAGTTTTTGTCTAACTCTTTCTAAGCGGTTTATACGTTTATTTTCTCTGGATTCAATGGTTTGCAGACCTCGTGCTGAGGCGTTCAGCATCTGAGTATCTGGGAGAGCTTTTACATTTGATAGTTGTTGGGCTTGTTGATAAATACCGGCATATATCTGTGCAAATTGATTTAGGGGTCGTACTTGCTGGGTAGTGGCCTGTGCAAAGCGTAAAGTTTGGTCGGCGCTGTCTTTTGTTCTAGCCGCCAGTTTTCCCGCGGCGTCCACAAGCATTTCATAGTTTTTTAGAGCTTCGCGTGCTCCCCCGCCTAAACCGCCAACAACATCACCTTTGAAAGAGGTCTGCCCTGCTGCTGGAAGGGCTTTTGGTCCCCCCAAAGAAAACTTCATCCCTAGTGCGGAAGCCGCTTGCGCTGCTTCTGATGCTGCAACTTCTCTGAGTAATTGTTTGCGATCTTGTAACCCCCGGATGATTTCGCGGTTTGCTGCTAAATAGGCACTTGCGGCTTCTTCAGCACGACTGGTACCTAAAGCGGCCTTATCAAAAGCGTCGGTAGCATCCCTTAAAGCAGAATTAAGATTACGAATACTGCGGACAAAATCGCCGTCAAATGCCTGTTTCGCATAGTTGTTAAATTTATCTACACCTTTTGCGGCTGCTTCGATCTGCTCCTGTAGGGCCTTTACATCTTGGATGCCCTTAACCGCAATAGCAATACTCGCGGTAAAGGCCACGGTTGCAGCTCACTGTGATCTGGTACTTCAGTCTACGGCGTTAAAAAGCCGCCGGGTTAGCGGCGGCGGGCTTTTTTGTAGGCGGCCTCCTCCTCATCGGCACGTATCTTGTAGTACACGTACCAAGCGGCTAACTCCTCTTCTGTCATGCGGTGACGCAATTCGGTAAGTGTCATACCCAGCTTTTCGGCGATGAAAAACTGGGTGCGGACGTAGGAGTCGTCTTTAAGTTCCAGCTCAAGAGCTTTTGGTGTCGAGTTCGCCCTCGTTGTCGGTCAAAATCGCCAGCATTAGCGCCTGGAGATCCTTGTCCTTGACTTCGTTTTTGAGGACGTCGATCTCGCCGGGCTTGAACAGCTTTTGACCGTTTTCGTCGCAGGCTTTGCTGATGAGGAGCTGGAGCGCAAACTGGGTGGCGTCGTCCGACTTGGCTTGTTTTTGGGCGCGTTCGCGCTCGGCCATCGTCAGCGGAGTGACCCACATTTCAAACGTGGAACCGTCACTGAGTTCCACCGTCCGCTTAACAGGCTCCAGGTTGGCAGCCTTGCGTAGGCGATCC